GCGATTTCTGCGGCGGCTCAAAACGCGGTCCACAGTGGCGCGCGTCCGCCTCGGGCGTCTATAGGCTACTTTACGGCGGAGCGGCCTTCGGCGGTAAGTCCGCCTGGCTTGTAGCCGAGGCCCTCCGGTCCGCCAACCTGGCCCCGTACCGTGCCCTAATCCTTCGCGAGTCGCTCCAGGACGCTCGCGACCTGATCGACAAGGCACGGGAGCTTTACCGGCAATTACCGCAACTCTACAGCGAGCGGGGTGGGTGGAACGGCACGCGCTCCGAGTTCACATTCCGGAGCGGCGCAAAAGTCCGGTTCGGTTACCTCCGCAACCCGGCCGATATTCACCACTACGACGGGCCGGGCTTCGACGACCTGTTTCTTGACGAACTCGTCCACTTTCAGGAGCAGTGCGTTCGCGAACTCCTGGCCAGGGCCCGTCCAAACGTTCCCGGAAGGCGGGTCCGGATCCGATGCACATCGAATCCTCCGCGCCCGTCCGAGGGAAAGTGGGTCCGGGACTGGTGGGCACCGTGGCTCCAGCGGAAAACCTACCCATGGCCGGCGAAACCGGGCGAGATCCGATACTACCTGAACACGCACGACGCCGACGGCAACCCGGCGATTGCCTGGCTTCCTCCGGGCGCAGACTGGCGGCCGTTCGTCGCCGCGCATTGCAACGGCTCGGCAGATGCGCCGAAGCTCAGGACGGCAACCTTCATTCCTGCGACGGTCCTGGACAACCCGATTGGCGTCTCGAGCGGGTACGCAGAGGACCTGAAGGCGCAGAGCTACGTTCGCTACCTTCAACTCGCCCTCGGCGATTGGGAGGCGGAATACAGCGCGGGCAACGTGTTCCGCTCCGATTGGTGGGGCGCACCTCTCCAGGTGTCCGGCTGGCTGTCGCCGGCGCTCGTGCGGTGCCGGGTTCGGTACTGGGATCGGGCTGGCACCGAGCCAAACCCGGCGAATCCCGATCCCGACTGGACGGCGGGCGTACTGCTGGCGCTCACGACCTCCGATCAGCTGGTGGTAGAGGACGTGATCCACGCGCGCTTCCACGGTGGCCTCGTCGACGACTTGATCGGCGGGGTCGCAGGGGATCCGGAAGCGCGGACCCGGCTCGAGACAGAACTCCGTCGTCGGCGGCTCCCGGTCCCGGCCATCGACCCACCGGGCACGCTCTGTGCAGTCGAAGAGGATCCCGGGCAGGCGGGGAAAGCTCAGGCCGAGGCCTTCCTCGCGCGGATGCGCGGTTTTCGGGTTGCGGCGCGGGCGGTTCCTGCTCGAAGTCGGGGCGGAAAGCTGGACAGGGCGGACGCGGCATCGGCCTCCGTCTATCACCAGCGGGTGCGGACCGTGGCGGCCGAATGGAGACAGGGCTTTTTGGCTGAACTGGCCGCGTTTCCACCGCTGAAAGACGGGCAGGTCCACGATGACCAGGTTGACGCTTTCACCGGGGCGCACGATTTGCTCGAGGATTACAGGCGAAATCGACGGTTTACGCTCGGGCGCGATCGGTAGCCTGTTGACCGGGCTACGTTTCCGGGCCACAATGGCCAGAGGAGGCAACGACGATGATCCAAAATACTCTGAGCGGCATCGGGATGACGGGGCGCGACCAGGCCATCGAGGACGATTTTGGCTGGGTCGACCAGGTTTTCCTGCAGGACGCCTATGTGATGCTCCGGTATCCACTGGCTCGGCGGGTGGTGACAGACTCTGCCGACAATATCACAGAGGCCGGCATCCATGTCTCCGCCTCCGGGGTGTCGGGCGACAAGATCGACGATCTCGAGAAGTACATCGAGAGTCACACGAAGATCAACTCTCTCCACGAATCACTGACGAACGCGATGGCCTTTGGGTTGGGTGCCGAGATCCTGGTGGTCGATGATGGGCGGAAGCCGTGGGAACCCGTCGACGAGGCGAACATTCGCGATGTGATCGCGGTCGTTCCGTCGCACCGATGGGAGCTCACACCGTGGGCATGGGGCGGCTCAATGGTGGTCCGTGGTCCCGATGGCCGGCCGACGGTAAACCAGCAGTATCAGCGCGAGCAGGTCTACAGCTATACGCCCTGGATGTATGGCTCGGACATGTCCGGCCGGGGCGGTGACTGGCTCGAAGGTCCGGGCGGCGATCCATGGACGATGCCCAGCGCGAACATGATCCAGAACGGTACCCGGATCCATGCCTCCCGAATCTGTGCGTATCCGGGAATTCCCCTGCCTCAAATTCTCCAGCGCGACAACGGCGGCTATCCCGATCCCATTCTCCGCCAGTGCCGCCGCCCGATCCTGGCCTGGTACGGCCACGTCCATCACGCAGGCGATGCGGGGCGTCACCTCTCAGAGCTCGTCTATACCGGCGATCGTCTCACTCAGGCGATCGATATGCCGATGTCTGGCGTCCGGACTCCCGAGCAGGCGCAGGCGTATCTGGCGAACATGATTTCGAATCAACAGATAACCTCGAGCTATAAGGGGGTTCGCCTCCTTCAAGACGGAGAGACACTCGAGTATCTGGCAAAACCTCTGAGCGGGTTCGAGCAGTTGACGCAGGTGATCATGATTGATTGCGCCCTCTCGGCAGGTATTCCCCTCGAGAACCTGTTCATGGTCTCGCCTCCTGGCGGTATTGGGGCGGCGGGCGCCGGGCGCTTTATCTGGGATAATTACGCGGCTACCACCCGTCGGAGATTCGACGGCTACGTCTCGCCTGCCAGGGCGAAGATCTACCGATACGCGGCGCTCGCGAAAAACGGCCCGATAGCGGCGACCGTCCCGATGCGTCTCGAACTGGGGTCGCTGACCTCCGAAACGCAGCTCGAGCGCGCTCAGCGAAAGCTGGCCGAATACCAGGCTCTCGAGGTGGCTCAGCTCAATAGCTGGGTCGACTCCAGAGAGGTCCGGGCGCGGGAGAAACAGACTCGAGACGACTTTATCACGCTCGAGGACCAATACGATGCAGACCTTCAAAAGCCAGGGGCTCTCGACCTGTCGGGAATGGCGGGAGGGTTGGGGGGCGGAGAAGCGCCTGCCGGGGAAGCGCGCACGGATGCCGCGTGGAAGGAAGATGCGCATCCACGCGCGGAAGACGGGAAGTTTGGGGAGGGCGATGGATGTGGGGGCGAGGGATTGGATGTGTCTGGAAACGTCGAGGATGTGGCGTGGCGCTTCGCGGAACAATCGGGCGGGAAGTTCGGGGATATCGCGGATATCCTTGAATCGAAAAAGACCAGCGGGGAGAAGGTGACTGCGTTGAAAGATCTTCTTGGCGAGTCATTCGGAAAATTAAGTGCTGTGCCAAAATCCAAGGACACAACCCCCGATGCGGTACCCGATACAAGCACGTCGTCGTCGGCCCCGAAGCCGGCCCAAGATGTTTACAAAAAATCGCCAGAGTTGGCGGAACTGATGGAACACGTGAGGTATCACATCGGACTCGATCAATATGACTCGCTCGGGGTTCGGCGTGTAAACAAGACTCCGAGGGCGAAAAATCCACCCAAGGTGAAGCCGGGGCAGGAATTACCCGAGTCGCACCGGTGGGCGGACGACAAGGCGACGCAGGAAAAGTTGGGAGGCACGTCGACGACGGGGATAAAAATCAACGACGGCCCCGACGATGCGACACTTGAGGCGCGAGTAAAAAGCGCCCTCGAGTTGAATCTAAAAAATTATGGTCCTCCGGGACATTTTGTTTTAGTTGGCGGGGAAGGAGCTTACGATGGTCAGGACCCCGGCGAGTCCGTGATAAGCCGTGCGAAAGTTCTTGCTCGCTGGGATGCCGATGAAATAATGGTGCCGGACTTGAAGGGGGATTGATGCAACTCCATCCGCCCCGCTCGACCGATGCCCTCGAAACGGAGTTCGAGGCCGCGATCACGGGCTATCTATCCGCGCTCCGTCTCGCCATTGCCCGGCAGGTGTTGCCCCGGGTCGGGGAGTTGCTCGAGCGGTACGCGGCGCCGAGGTTTGACGACGCGGATGCCGGCAGGGTCCAGATCGCGGGGCTCAACCTGGAGTTTCTCGAGATTTCGCGCACAGAGCTCGAGCAGTCCCTGCTGGACTTCGGCGCGCGGGTCGTCGACTTCGGCAATGAGTCGGCTCGGCGGCAGCTCGAGGCGGAGGTCCCGAAAGAAAAGCGGCGGCGGCTGATGGCTCTCGGGCTCGACACGCTCGAGCCATGGATGCTGAAGCGGGCGCGGGAGTGGGCCGCGCTCAACGCCGACTTGATCGTGAGCTTGCCTCAAGACCTGGCGCAACAGGTCGATAATCAGATCATGGCCGCGGTGCGAGACGGAAAACGACCTGAAACGCTGGCGGGAGAGCTCGAGCAGTGGCTGAGTGTTCCGCCGTCGCGGGCGCAACTGCTTGCGCGTGACCAGGTGGGGAAGCTCCAATCGGACATCATTGCGGGTCGACAGCAGGAACTCGGGATCGAGTCGTATTACTGGATGACTGCGAACGATCGTCGCGTTGTCGGCAGGCCTGGCGGGCTTTACCCGAAAGGATCGCTGCGGCATCAGGACCACTACATCCGACGCGGGCGGCTGTTCGTTGCGAATGAAGGCCCACCGCTGGTGGAATTGGTCGATGGAAAGCGCGTCGTGCATGAGGATTGGACGGACGGGCACCCGGGGGATGGAATACAGTGCCGCTGCTGGAGGCGGCCGAACATTGACGGACTATTGAGGAGGCTTTGATGTCGGAAGTTCTGGAAGTTGCGTTTACCCAGCTCGGCACGCTCGAGCAGGGCAAGAACAAGACCCTTTTCGGCGCGTGGTACGGCGAGCACGCGGGGCAAAATTGGAACGGGCAACCCTGGTGTGCGATGTTCGTCTCATGGTGCTACTGGAAGTCCGGCTTTGCCCTCCCCGAAATGCAGGCTCCGGGCTTCAGCGGGTTTGCCTCCGTCGCCATCGGTCTCGAGGCATGCTATCAGCGCGGCTGGTGGGTCGATGCCCCGGAACCGGGGGATCTGGTTTTCCTCGCGCTCGGGACGCAGGGCAAGCCGTCGCACGTCGGGCTGGTGGTCCTCGCGAGTGAGGAGCAGGACATCATCGTCACGATCGAGGGAAACACTTCGCCCGCAGACCTGCCGGACGGGGTGTACCTGATGGTTCGGGGGTTCGCGGACGTGGCGGCTTTTGCGCGCCCGATCTTCGACCCGAACAAAACCTGTCACGGGCCGTGCTGGGTGTGCGGGGTGTGTCCTGTATGATTTGTGTCGCGATTCACTCGCGGACTCGATAGGATAGGAGGGATAAATGGGAGGCGTCAAGTGGACGAAAAAATGCTCGAGTTGGCTAAAACATATGGTCCTTGGGCTACTATCTTGGTGGTGGTCGTTCTGGGCCGGCTCAACGCCATCTCGAGCGTGCTCGGGCGAATTGCTGACGCATGGATTGATGGCATCCGAGTCCGAACCGACGCGGTTCGCGCGCGAACAGAACGCGATCGAGCCGAAACGCTGCTTAACCAGGCAGTCCTGCGTCAGTCGCACAGGGAGAGGGCGAGCATTGAGGGCGTACCTAGATCCGGAGAGCGGCCAGACGTGGGACGACGTTCTGCCAGTTCTGGCGGCAAGCGCTGATGATGCGCGTCGAAGGGCAAGCCGTGGCTACGCGATCCTGATCGCACTTCTGGCCGGCGCGATCCTCCTCAGTTGCCTCGTGTTCTGGCCGGTGCCAGATACGCGAGTCGAGGTCCCTGGGATCGCCAGATCTGCTATTGCTGGGCCGTGGTAGGCGCAGGGGTACGCATCGCGAAGCGGATCACGTCTCGCGCGCATTTCTCGAAGACTCGAGCCGGACAGGTAACCCGGCCCGTGAAGCGCCCGTTTCTGTGCACGTCAAGCGCGGCGGCTGTGTGAATGATGAGGCCCTCCTCGGGCGGCATGTTCTCCGGCAGGCGCAACTCACCGTCCACCAGATGCGCCGAGTAGTCCACGTCATACACGTCACTGGCGCTGCGCTCGCGCTCAACCTGGCGCCAGTCGAACCCCTTGGTTTTCCACCATCGTTTTTCCGAATTCGTCATGATCTATTCTCCTGAAAATAGGCCTCCCTGAACAACTCGTCCGACCCGCAGACAATGCGGATTGAACCACAACACCTCTCGAGCCGCATTCTCCCTGCCGCGACCTTCCCCCTGAGAGCCGAATCCACCGCGAGCTTTCCACGGCAAAGCAGTCCATCCGGGCATCTCGTGTTCGCCCTCGTAGCCTGCCAGGCAGATCCGATACAGTCGGTCATTGCCTCGCTCGAGAGCCCATCGACGAACGTCGTGAGCGACGGACAGATCCTCAGTCGAGTACAACGCCCTATCCCGGTTGGCCTCTGCGGAATACGGCGGGTCGAGAAACACAGCAGTCAACCCGTGTTTCGTAGTCACCGAATCCCCACAAACCCGGGACCAGTCGCCAGAGCACACCCGGACGCCACGCAAACGCTCGGAAAGCGCGCGGAACCAATCGCGGATGAAGTCGCCCCTCCCCGCGTTGCCCAGGTGCGGGCGTTGGCGATTGATGCCCATCCCAGCGTTGCCGAGGTGTGGGAGTTGGCGATTCACCCCAGCACCGTCACGCTTTGCCCACGCTTCCCCAGTCCACTGCCACGGGCCTTTGCCTGCACACCAGCCGGAGCCGATCCATGAGCAGATACCCCAGCACCACCAGCCAGCAATCTGTGCGTCGAATCCGAGGGGGTCACCAAGGATGGACTCGAGCCGCTTGGTGCCATCAGTGATCAGCCAGTAGTGCCGGGATTCCAAGTCCGTCTCGTTTACAGGCCAGTCGCACCACGCTGTCACGGCGTCAGAATCGAAATGGACCGCGCGCCAGAAATTGGCCACAAAGCGGTCTTTGTCGTTGATCGTTTCGACGCCTTCAAACGGAGTCGGACGGGCCAACAGCACTGCGCCAGATCCAAAGAACGGCTCGATATAATTCCGCACGTAGCCGAAGCGCAGCCAGATCTCAGTGGCTACTGTGGATTTGCCACCGAACCAGGGAAATGGAGCCTGAAGCTCTACCACAACACACCCTGCATAGCCAGCAGCCTGCCCGCCGGCCTCGAGACTGTCACCCATTCCGACTGTTTCGCCCCGTCCCCGTCGTCGCCGGCCCAGAACCCGCTTTTCCGTTTCACCATGGCCCCGACGTCGTACCCGTGCCACCGCTGCCCCGTCGCCGCTTCCAGCTCTGCAGACAGGTTGCAGGACTCGGAAACGCCGACCACGACCTCGATGCCGTCTCGTTTCCCTGCCTCGAGCCAGCGCCGGCACAGCTCGAGCAGCGCCTGCCGGGTGAACGTGTCACCGTAGCCGGTCGATGTCGTTTTGCCCCCGTCGCCGTCCCGTCCGAGATACGGCGGGTCGATGTACACCACGCACCGGTACGGCCTCCCCGTCCACGGAAGCGCCGGGGGTAACGGAACATCCTCCTCTGGCACAAGCGACGCGTCGACAGGGAACAGGGATCCGGTTGGGAGGGATGAGAGGCGGGAAGCTATAGTGCTAGTAGCTATCGGCGAGCCGGCGTCGTAGTGGATGTTTGTCGGCGCGAATTCTTCGGGGATGGTTTCCGAGCGTCGGCCATCGCCGCGCAGTGCGTTCCATCCGCCGCGCATGTCTGGCACAACCGGCTTATTACCCCACTGATTCGCCTGCAAATACATCCACGTCGCCAGCACCTCAGGCACCACGAGCCCCGCGTCAAGCCTCGTGACCAGCGCAGGCACGTCTGACCCCGGCAGGCTCGAGGCGAGTGTCCAGCGGGGATTCTGCCAGCCTCGAGCGTGCGTCCCGTCGTGTCCGCCGGTCGGGTCGAACTCATATCGAAACCCGTGGTCATGCCACCCGCCCTTGCCAGGCGTGACGGGTTTTCCGGCCGGCGCTTGAGACTGCATCAGCATCCACGCCGCCAGCGTCGATGCAAGCCTCTCGGGAGTCACCAGGCCCGCGTCTATCCGGGTCACGATCGCCGGGGCGGACTTCGGTAGGGAGGCGAACTTCGCAGCCTCTGCCCAGCGGGGATTAAACCAACCTGCAAATTGCCCCGATGTATTGCCCATCGCTTGTTCCGGGCAAAAAGTGATCGTGCTCACCCGTGATTCGCGCATCATACCCCACGGATGTTGCCCGTCTGGCCACGGCACAACTGAACATCTTGAGAATGCCCGCGCCTGCAGGAAACCCCAGACCGCCGCCGCATCCTGCACTTCGGCCGGTATCGGCGCCTTGCGCAGTTCCTCCCAGAGCTGGCGAGCGTCCCGAGCCCCCGACCCGCCGCAGACAGGACACCCTACCACAAGACCCGTCTGAGTTGCGCACATCGCCGGATCGGGCTTCACCTCTCCAGCTCGAGCACGCGTGACCATGCCGGGGAGGCACGAAGGGCACGGGACCCACGCCGAGATAATCCGGGACACCTCTCGAGCGAGTTCAGGACAGGCACGGCAGAGTGCGTACAACCAGCAGCCCAAGTCCGAGTCGTTATTCCACTCGAGCGCCACGTCTCGCGGGTGGTAGCCAAGGATGCCCTGGAGTGGCGCAGCGAAGCGCGTCTTGGCCCCGGTTCGAGACAGCGCCGGCTTATGCGCGAGGCCGTTGATGCCAACGAAGGGTTGGATGAGGATTGTGGAGATCAAAACAGACTCCCTTGTTTCGGGCTTATGGGTTTTATGACGAGTTCCACCGCGCCATCGTGACCCCGTCGATACACCGCCCAACCATGATCTACCCCTGCAACCGAGAGCCGATAGCCGGTCAGCGTGGAAGCGTCGCGGACCACAACTATCGGTGTCTTTTGCCCCACACTCGAGGCCAGGATCAGTTTGCCGCCCACATCCACGACGTCTTCCGGGAGCACCTCGAAGGCAAACCGTTTCGGCGGCTGGATCCATCGTTCGAGCCACACAGCCCGCGCGCCATTCTCGGCGCAGATGAATCCAAACCTCACCAGCACGACGACCTCGATCACTCCCGGCTGGGACCATGCCCAGCACATGAAATCGCCGCTGGTAAGCTGGTCATACGGCGGATTTGTGACGACCGTTGCCGGCTGGGTAATCCGCACGTCGCGGAAGTCCGCCATGGTGACCATATCGTGCATCGGTCTGATATCCGAGCATTCGAACGTGCGCCCGTGACGACCAGCTACTGCCTGACCGATGGTCCATCCGTTGTAGCCGCAGGCACACGGATCCACGATCAGCTGCCCGGCAGGTGTCCAGTGATTGAGCAGGTAGTCCACGCCCCACCGAGGCGTGAGGTACGTATCCCCCTCTATCGTGTCCGCCGAGCGTTTATTGAGACCCTGCAATCCTGCCATAAATTTGCCCTCACCAACGCCTCTGCCACTGGCGGGCAGACAGCACCGCCTATCCGCGCGATCTGTTCGCCGCGCGGTCCCTCGAGCCGGTAGCTGTCGGGAAACCCCATCGTTCGAGCGAGCTCCCGTGGCTGCAACATCCGCATTCCGATGTCGTAAACGACCATTGCCTCTCCTCCAATGTCGACAGTCACGAGTCCGAACCGATCCACCGTCGTCACAGTCCGCAGCGGGTCGCTCAACGCCTGCCCGAGCCCCTGCCCGTAGTAGGAGGTCAGGAATGCATACACTTGACGAGTTCCATCTCGCACTGTGACGCTCAGCCTTGCCTCGCACAGTGTGAAGTGCTCCCGGCATGTCACGGTGTCCATAGGTGACTCGAGCGACGTCCCCACCGAATCACCATTGTGTTTAGCCAGCCAGGCCGTCACAAGCCCCAGGTGCGCGCCACACGTCACGGTCGGCAGCGGCTGCGAGATGTCCGAGCCGCTCCCGGTGCCGTAAAACCTCGTGATGTGGGGGACGATGAGCCCGTGTTTACACCCGCCAGCTACTACCGTTCCGAGCGGCGCATCGATGTCCAGGATTCGCGGCGTCTGCCCTGGTCGCTCTCCATAGCCCGTCTGAATGAGGTATGGCCTCGGACTTTCGAGCACGAATCGCACCAGACCGGCAGCTATCCGACGCATCGTCGCGTCGGCAAGAGGCCTGTGGACGTGAGCGGCTCGAGCTTCCTCCGGAGAGAGAAAAATAGACGGGCAAGGGATCGACCAGTCGATGCACTCTACCGCAGTCCGCCACGGTTGCGCGCGTCCCGGTCCGTGCGTCGGCTCAGGCCAGCGGATCGGCAGTCCATCCCGGCGGGCGATCAGGTAGAGGCGTTTCCGGCTGGTTGGCGCTCCGTAGTCGGCAGCGACCAGAGACCGCCATTCGACCGTGTACCCGTCCTCTCGAAGCCGTGAGACCCACGCGCGGAAATCTTCGCCCTTGCGATCCCTTATCGGCTGTCCGGCTTCGTCGACCGGGCCCCACCCCTCGAACTCGCAGACGTTCTCGAGCATGATCACTCGGGGCCGGACTGAGCCCGCCCGCGTCCACTCGAACACTACGTCGGCAGTCGAGCGCAGCCCGGCATCTCGAGGCTTTCCTCCTTTCGCTCGAGAATGGTGCGTGCAGTCGGGAGACAGCCATAGCAGATCGATCCGCCTGCCTCGAGACGCCCGGAACACATCCACGTCGAAAACGTCCTGGGGTATGTGTAGCGTCGTCGGGTGATTGAGTTTATGGAGCGCCAGCGCGTGCGGGTTGTGGTTTACCGCCACAAGCGGGCTTGCTCCCGTCGCTCTCCTGATGCCCTCGCATGAGCCACCGAGGCCGCAAAAAAGGACGGCGGAAGCGGGCTTGTCGAGCCGGCCAAATAGGGTTGGCGTCACTTGCTCGTCCTCTTGCGGCAGTGTTTCGAGATCTCCTCGAAGGGGATCCGCCAGCGTCCGACAGCCCCGGCGAGGTCCGCCTCCTGGCCGAACTCTGCGCCAGAGATGGGATTACCTGCGAGTAGCCGACGACCTTGGAGGGTGGCTTTTACGGTCTCGAGTGCCCAGCCGGTCTGCAGGGCGAAATAGAGAGGGGTACACCAATGCATGATTTGATCTCCATGGTCACAAGATAACATGTGTATCTACTAGGATACAACAGAAATCAGTAGTACCGTTGGATCATGCCGCGTTTTGTCACCCAGGATCGCGTACCTCTCAGTTGTGTTGACCTCCCGGACGGGTCGATTATGGCTACTGGTACGCTCGCCTCTGTCGGGGTGATGCGTTATCCCTGGGGTCTCGAGGCCGTCGGGGAGGATTGCCTGGCCGATCCCGAGTGGCTCCGAACGGCTCACGCGCCGATCGTGCTCGAGCACCCACCGGGAGAGGGCAGCGAGCGGTTTTTGACTCCGGAGAACGTGACCCGCTACTCTGACCCGGCCTATCAGGAAGAGGGGAAGATCGTTCCTGGCGCGGTCCGGGTCTGGTGGGACGCCGAACAAAAGGCGAACAAGATCGAGGTCCGCCCGTTTGACCGCGACGTCTCCGAGGGAATTCGCCGGGGCATGTATGAGCTCAGCCCGGGCTACCTGACACCGGAGATCGATAAAACTCCGGGTACTCTGGCGGGCCAGCATTACGATACCCGCCAGCGAAGGCGGGTGGGAAATCACATCGCTCTTATCCTCGCAAAGGATTTTGGCGGCCGTGGGGGCCGTGGCGAGGATGCACGTTTCGACGCCGGGGAATCCGGCACTACTGGAGGAACTATGACCCCGGAACAGATCGAGCAGATCAAGGCCCTTATCGCCGAGGCGCTCAAGGCGTTCGCAGCCGAAGACGAGGCCAAGGACACCGAGATCGCCAAGCGCGTCTACGCGGAAATGCAGGGCGCGGGCAACGGCGACCTGGATGCCCGGATGGCAAAGATGGACGAGGCCTGCGCGCGGATGGACGCCTTCACGGCAGCGCAGAAGCCGGCCGAGAAGCCTGCGGAAAAGCCGGCCGAGAAGCCTGCGGAGCCTGACAAAAAGGCTGAGGACGAGGCCCGGATGGACGCGGCCGACGAGGCGAATGTGACGAGCCTGGCAGGCGCGCGCGGTCTCGACAGCGCGATGCCGGTCGCAAAGCTCCGGGCGCTCCTTCTCGAGGGCACGGGCTACGGCGAGAAGCCGCGGCAGCTTCAGCGGGTCTACGTCGAACAGCTCGCCAAACTGACCGGACGGGCGGACGCGGCGGATCAGTTCGGCTTTGGCCCGATGCCGGTCCTGGCTCAGGGCGGAAAACCTGTGGTCCTCATCGACCGGGCAACGCTGCTCTCGGATCGCTACACGAATCGGAAGTAAACTCGGCGCTGGCGGCGCCCGGGTGGCTGGCTTTGAGTTGGCCCCCGTTTGGGAGGACTGAAACATGACTTATCCACTCGGCGCGCCGCTGATGGGCGCAACCTCTCCCGCGTTTGTGCGGGGATGTCTCGCGGGCATGGTGTCGGATGCCTTTCCGCGAATCCGGAAGCTGCTCAACGCGTCGCGCGTCGCGGACGTCTGGACGTTCACGATTGACTCGGTCGCGAACTTGACGGACTACTTGATCCGGGTCGCAGGAATCACCCTAACGATCACCTCGGACGCCGCAGCGGTCGACACCGAGATCAGGGACGCTCTGATCGATGCGGTGAACGAGTCCCCGCTGTCGGGGGTCTGCACGGCGGTTTCGACCGGCGCGACGACCTTCACCTTGACCGCGAATCAGGCCGGCGAAGATCTCGACGTCGTCGACATCGACTCGAGATTGAGCCTGGTCCACACGACCAGCGCATCGAACAACTCTGCTCTCCCGGCCGGTCGAATGGTGTCTCGCTCGAGCGATGGGCTCGGCTGTGCGCCTCCGTCCATTGTCGCGGCGGTGGCGGCGATCAAGACTCTGACGATCACCCCGGCGGCTTCGGCAAAGCAAAGTGTGGGCATCGTGTTCGGCGGTGTGGTCTACGGGCCGTGGGATGTCACCTCGGCCAACCCGGCTGTTGTGAAAGACGACGTCGAAGCCCTGGCCGCGCTGATGAACTCCGACCTTCCGGCGAATACGGTGGCAATCACTGAGGACGACACGAAGCTGATCGGAACGTCTGAAGTGCCCGGGACTGACTTCTACTTCACCTATTCGGCCAACGCGACCGGTGTGGCATTCGCAACGGCCACGAGCCAGGCCAACGTCGCAGCGTCGTTTACGTATCCCCTGGTGGGTGCGGTCCAGTATCCGCCACAGAAGGCCTCGGCCGAAGTGCTGCCGGATGAGACGGCGCAGGTGGTCGTAGGCGCTGAAGAGATGTTCCTCGGTGCGGAGGACGCCCCCTCGAGCCTGACGGCGGCGATCTACGTGCGTGGCACGGCGGGGAGCCTGAGCACGCAGGTTCCGGGCACGATCCGGTTCACCGACTCGGACTCGGGAAAGTGCCTCGCGGTGTCGGGTCTGGAGCTCAATCGGTTGACGGCCGAGCCGGGCTCGCGGGCGTACTCGTTCCGGCTCGACAACCCCACCGGTCCCTGATGGCGGTTTTTCTGGCGTTTTGAGCTGATCACTTTTCGCCGGAAAATCCGGCATGGAGGGCAATATGCCACCGACAATCCACACGCAGTGGGCCGACCGGGTCGCGAAGGGCGATCGGCGTGGCGCGCTGGCAGTTCTGAGCAGCTTCGGCCTCGCCGACAACGGGGCCACGGATTTCTTTCTGAACGACCTCCGGACGGCAGGCGAGGCACGGCGGGCGATGAAACAGCCCGACTTCTCGAGCCTGTGCCGCTTCGACTCCGCCGATCCGGTGACTTCGGTTGCCGGGTGGGGCGTGGCCGAGAATTACTTCATTCTCGCCAAAAACGTCTCGGTGATGCCCTTCGTCGGCACGCCCTTGCTTGATAACCTCAAGGTCGTGGGGCCGGAGGAATACCCGCCGATGGCCGATCGGTACATCGCGCAGATCGCCCAGACCGGCCTCGGGACGCCTGGCGATATCACCGGGTACGATGCCGACTTCCCAACCTTTGAGTCGGTGACCACGGCGTTCGAGTTCAAGACCCGCCTCCGCGGCGGTAAGGTGGTCGTTTCGTGGGCGCAGAAGGAACGGCAGAACCTCCCTGGTGCGGTCAACCTGGACAAGGCGGCCACGGATCTGAAGGGGTTGCAAAAGGTCGTGGGCGAGCTCGACCCGGAACAGTCGGCACACGAGGGCGCGCCATCCAAGGGCGTGTACGGGCTCGTCAATCACCCCGGGATCATGATCGTGACTCCGAGCGCGCTCACGTATGGGACCACGAACATGCGCGAATGGGGCGTGACTGAGGCGGCGATCCGGGACATCGCAAACACGATCGTCTCGTATCTTCAGAGCATGGCGGACCGGGCCAGCGGGATCGAGGGGTACATGCCGGACACGGTGATCGTGCCCAATTGGCTCGATATCCTCAGCGGGCGGATGGTCTATGGCCTCGCGGTCGGCGGGAGCACGTACCCGATCCAGCCGATGAAACAGTACATCCTCGCACAGTGCCCGTGGATCAAGAGCTGGATCGGCGATCCGTGGCTCAACGCGGTCAACAACACCACGAATCGCCTCGCGGTCGGCGCTCAGGGCGTACCGGATTCGAGCGTGCTCTCGTCCCGGTTGGCATGTATCCGGAACGAAAAGGACGCGATCCACTTTGCGCAGCCGATCGGCTGGCAGCAGTTCCCTCCGTGGATGGCGTCGGCGACATCGTTTCATACGGTCGGCGTCCATCAGGATGGCGGCATCGTGGTGAAAATCCAGGCTCCCAACTCGAGCCTGATCTGCTGAGACGAGATCGAGAACCTGCCGGGTAGCTGGAAGGCCAGGCCCGGCGGCTTTTGACGAGGGCTTGATGGACACGGAAACGATCGACTATACTCGAGACGTGGCTCACGCGGTCACAGCCTGGCAGATGCCGCAACACCTGATCACCGGGCGGGAGGCTCCCGAACTCCGGCCGGGCGAGTCGTTGCCGCTGGGGATCTATCGCTTTGACGCGACGGCGGGCGAAGTCGGGCATGTGCCGGTTGCTGTGCTGAAGCATCTCCTGATGCCTTATGGCGCGGGGAAGCCGGGGAATGAGCATTTTGTGGGATGCCTGGCCGCGGGGAAGTTGCGATTTCGCCGCAGCGATTTGAAGCGGCTCGAATACGTCGGTCCTCTGGCGGGCAGCATCGATCCGCTCCTGGGAGAGGACGAATCCAGCGCGGAACGGCAGGCGCGGCTTGATCGTGAGCGGGCTCTGGCCGAGGCGAAGTCGAAGGGCGAGATCTTGGACAAGGAGCTTGAGCTCGAGCGGCTTCGGTGCGCGCGGGCGGCGGACGAGGCGCGGAAGGCCGAGGCGGATGTGCGGCGGGCAGAGTCTGAAGCCAAAAAGGCTCAGTCGCAGGCTGACAAGGCGACGGCTGATGCACTGAAGGCCGAGGCTCAGGCGTCACGGAGCAAGGGCAAGAAGATCGAGGCTGAATAATGGCTTACGCTCATGCCGATCTGCCGGCACAGTTCACAGCGCTCGCGGCGCTCACCTCCGGCCAGTATACCGACCTGGCGGCGGGCGTCGGAACGTTTGTGGGCGCTCAGGTCGGCGATTGGGCCTTTGCGTGTGCCTGCTCGCACGTGCTCGAGCTGAGCCTCAAGGCGGGTTTCGGCGGCGGTGTCGGGCCGGTCGCGAGCATCTCCGGGCTTGACACCTCCGTCTCGTGGTCGTCACCTCCTCAGGACGGTACAAGAGGCTGGTGGCAGGCCACAGAGTGGGGCCGGCTTTACCTGGCCTCGCGAGCGACGGCGCCCTACCAGATCTTGATGGTGGCGCCATGACCGGCGGCGGGCTCACGGACACCGGCCGGGATGGCTGGGAAAAGGCCATTGCGGCGGTCAAAGAGCTTGAGAGGATGCGCGGGTCGCTCGTCGAAGTCGGCATTCTCGAGGGCAAAGGAGCCGACGAACAGCACGAGGGAACCGATCTAACAGTGGTGGCCATCGCGAGCGTGCACGAGTTCGGCGCGACGATCACAATCCCGGCACACGAGCAAGAGATCTTGCGGAAGATCTCGGCCAGCGGCGCGCTCATGAACGGCGGCCGGTTCGTGAAGCGCTCAAGGTCGAACTATGCGACGTCGCACCAGGTCGAAGCTTACGAGATCACGATTCCGGCGCGGTCGTTTATCCGGGCCACGGTCGATGAGCAGATGGCCGCGATCATGGAGATGGGCACGAAGCTCCTTAAGAAGGTGGCCGAGGGCGCCATGAAGGCGGGCCAGGCGATGCGGCTATGGGGCGAGGATATCGTGGCGCGAATCCGGGAGAAGATCGAATCCGGTATTGCGCCCCCATTGGCGGCGTCGACTGTGAAGGGGCGCGCGGGCGGGGGCAAAGGCGAGGGCGGCGACACTCCGCTCGATGACACTGGGCACATGCTCCGGTCTATCACGTACCGGGTCAAGGAGTCCGCGTGAATCCGGCAATCGCCTTTCTGACGGGCTCACAGCGCGCGGGCACAACGCCTCCGCTCACGGTGTATCGTCGGTCCGCCTTGTACGACGCGACGAAACACAACAAGCTAATCGTGACCGAGACCAGCTTTACCCTGATCGGCCACGTCGGCAGGGATACCCGGCGGACAGTGATCGCGCCTGATGGCTCCCGGCAGGCGGGGCAACTGAAGCTTCAGGCCGACGACACGCAGGTGGTGCTGGTGACGATGAAGGAAGCGGCGGCGGGCGAATCGGGGAAGCTGCCGGACGTGATCGTCTGGATGGGCGATCGATATGTCGCTTCAGATGTGGACGATTTGACCGGGCATCAGGTGGCGATGCTCCGGACCAGAACCTATAGCCTCGTGCGGGAGAATCCGGCATGACGCTCGAGCAGGCCTTCGAGGCGACGCAGGAGTTGTGGACCGCGATGGCCATCACCGCGTTGATCGGCTCGACTGCGACGGCGTGCAAGGCTTACCCGGACGCGCGGCTTGACTACCTGCTCCCGGGCTCGCCGGGATTCAGGCCGACCAGGCCCTACGCCACGGTATTTGTTTCGAGTCCGTCTCCTCTCGGCGGGTATGCCCTCCGGGAAAACGACGACGGGGACATCGAGCGCAACGGCGCGGTGTGGTGGCGAGTCGAGCTGAATACCTACGGAGCTCCCGGGGCGCTGGCGATGTTTCGCCGACAGGTGGACGGGCGGCAGTCAGAGATCGGGCGGGCGCTGCTCGAGGCACGGGGGATCGGCGTCGGGCGCTTCCTTTCCGAGCCGAAACCGGTGGCTGTCGCGCTCGAGAGTCGGTTTGAGCACCGGGAAATGCTCGAGCTCGAGCTGAACAAGGGCGAGGCCTTTGAAGAGAATTTGACGATTTGCACGCGGGCTGAGGGGTCCGGCACAGTGACCGGCGCGCCCGGAACGATCACAATTGATTTTGCGGGAGGCACGACATGAGCCTTTATCCGGGCTTTTGGATGCAGATCAATATCGCCCTCGTCCCGGGCGTGACGAGCGTCGAGAACTTCAGCACGCCGCTTTTCTTTACGCCGGACGCGCAAGCCCCGGCCTCGGTCACCTTTTACGGCTCGCTGTCGGAACTCCCGGCGGGCGTCGGCGCGACACTGACGGGGGCCGTAACGGCGGCGTTGGCGCAGCGGAACCTCGGACCGGCGCTGAATCAGTTTGCCGTGGCTCGGCGACTGGCGGACGTGGCACAGATCGACCTGTACACGACTCCGGCGGCGCCTGGGACTGGCAGCTACTCGATTACGCTCACGACTGCGACGGGCACGGCGACTTACACGAGCACGCCAGCGGCTCAGGCTCAGGTGGACACGATCGTCACTCCCGCGGTGCCCGGTATCGGCACCTATACCTACACGCAGGCCGCGATCACGATCGAGGTCGACTCCGACCCAGCACTGACTCAAGCTCAGTTGCGCGATGCCTTCGTCGCACAGATCAACGGCGACGTCACGCTGGCGGCGCTCATCACGGCGGCGCCCTCCGGAGACAACGTCACGATCACGGCGGATGTGCCCGGAACAGCGTTTACCGCGGTGCTGGGTGGCACGGCGGCTCCCGTGTGCACGATTTCGACGACGACCCCGAACATTACGAAGCAGCAGGATCTGCGTGATGACCTCGTGGCAGCCATCCAGGGCGGCGCGCTGGCAGTGGACGTGACAGCGGCGGTGTCGGGGCTGAACCTGACGATCACCTCGGACAACGCAGGGGTAGGGTTTACCTCGGTCGCGGGCGGGACGGCAACACCGGCGGCAACGGTTGCGACGACCACGCCGAACCGGAACATGGGCACACAGATCGCCGGGCTGGCGGTGACTCCCGGCTGGTATGCGTTCTGTCCTCTCGGGGCGGCGACGTACGCTATCAGCGACAAGGAGATCGCGGATTCTCGGCTCGCGATTCAGTCCTTGACCCGGAAAATCGGGCTCTACCAGACGGCCTCGGCGGACAGTTTGACCTCGGGCGTTTTGACCGACCCGGCCTCGGTCGCAAAGGCGGCGGATGATGATCTGTCGTGGGTGCAGCACGAGTCGACCGACAAGGCGACGGTGGCGGGCCTTGCGGGTCGGTGGCTGCCGTATCCGTTTGACACGGCGCTCGCTTCGCCGCAGAGAATGAAGATCTACGGCAACGCCCCGGACACCAGCTACAGCGAAGCGAACGTGACGACCTATTGCGGGTCGGGCTCCTCCGAGGGGAAGGGGGGCAACCTCTACGTGGACGTATACGGCGCCGGCGGGGCCATTGCTCACGGGCGGATGAGCTCCGGGGTCTTTGCGCGGATCATTCGAGGGGTTCATTGGCTCGACAACAAGCTCGAGGTCGACCTGTTCACGCTTTTCTACAAGCGCGCGAACATGGGCCGGCCGATCGTCAACGTCCAATCCGACCTGGAGGCGATCGGTGACGTCGTCAAGGCCGCTCTCCAGCAGGCGACCCGGATCGGGCTGTTCAACTCGATGCCGGAGGTCGGGGTGCCGAAGTCGGCGGACCTTGATTCGGCCGAAGTTGCCGCGGGGCGACTGACCGGGTTTGCCTTCAACGGCCTCCGGGCGAATGAGTTTATCGACATGATCCTTTCCGGGTCGATCGAATAACACCCGGGTTTTTAAGGAGATCGAGCCATGGCTCTTGCAGATTTCGCACTTCCGCAGATCACGCCGCTCGGCGCGGCGCGGGGCTTCAACATCGCCAACGTCTCGTTGACTCTTTTCGGGGTTCCGATCCGGGAGTTTGCGAAGGACTCCAAGATCGGCTTCGAGATGCCGGACGGGTCGGTCCAGTTTCTCGAGGACATGGTCGGCGGGTCGGGGATCTTTGCCGGCAACCCGAGCCAGCGGGGCGTGCTCAAGTTTCAACTCGCTGGGCAGGGGGACGATGTGACGATGCTCCGGGCGGCTTACGCTCAGTGGCTGTCGACACGCGTCCTCCCGGTGGGTCCGGTCGGGCTCACGATGGCCGGGGATACATGGTCTCTCACGGCGGAAAAAGCGGCGCTTACAAAGTTTCCGTCCATCGGGCTGGGCACGACTCCCGACCCGGTCGATGTGGAGCTGACCGGGGTGTTCCTCTTCACGCTCAAACCGGCATCGTCGGTGTGATAAGAGGACTCGCTGGAGCATTCGGAAAACCAATAAAGGGGTTTTATGGGTCGCGAGTTGAAACCGTTGGAATTACGGGATGCGTCGGGCAAGTTGCTCGGGCGGATCTTGGTGGCGCCGTTTCCGGTTGCCGGGTCGATGGAGCGGGCATATGACCTGTTTCGGATCATTTCCGGAGCGGGCGGGGAGGCAATCGCCACGGGTCTGAATGCCGGGTTTGCGGGCTGGTTTGCGATGCAAGGCGGGCTCCTCCATGACCCGCGTCTCGTCGACTCGGCTGCGATGTCCCGGGCGGTCGAAAGCCTGGGGAGGGCGTTTAAGGACGGTAAGGAGTTCGTGGCCTGGTGCCGGTCGTGGCTGTGCGCGCAGACGAGCGAGGGGTTGGTATCGAAGGTCCGGTTTGAGCCTGCCGGGAAGAACGCGTTTATCGAGTTGGGCGATCAGCAGACCTGGGACATGGCCGGCTTGCCGGGGACGCCGTATGAGGCGATCGACCAGGGCGTGCTGCTCAGCGGGGTATTTAACTCCATCGCGGTGAACACGCGCCCTTTTTGGCATACCTGGGGGGCTCCGGAAATGGTGAAGGGAGCCGAGACGATCAAGGCGCTCTTCCGGGAGGTGAAAGGGCTGCTCGAGTTCGCCGATACGCTGCGCGAGCTCTTGATGCGGCTGCGAAGCGCGGCGGAATCAACCTCTGGGCCTATCGAGTCGCCGGAGGGGACGCCCACAAGTACCGCGAAATAATGCAGGTCTGGGACATGGCCGACCTGGCCGATGCCCTCTGGATCTGTGACGTGGATTTTGCCCGGTCGATGGCCGAGGGTCGCGAGTACGACCGGGTGCAACGGGAGGCCGAGCGAAATGTCTGACACTACCTACCTACGACAGCTCGCGCTCTCCCTGAAAGTCGACGGCGACGTATCTGGGCTTCTGAAATTTGATCAGAAGCTCCAGATGTTCGTCTCCAACCTCCGAACCTCGATGCCGTGGAAGCTCGTCGAATCCATCGGGCGGGCGATGACGGATCTGTCTGTGACTGCGGCGCGCGATGCCGTCCAGCTTGACCTCCGCTCGAAAGCCCTCCGGGTCACAACTCAAGAGTTACAGCGGCTCGAGTACATCGCAGGTTCGGCAGGCGTGGCGAACCCGCTCGAGAAGGTGACCGGACTCCTCCAGAAAATTAGAGGACTCGAAACGAGCGCGGGAACGACGGCGGGCGGCGGGTCTGCTGGCGGGCTGCTTGGCGCGCTCGGGATCCGCAAGGGGATGAACGCCGAAGAGAAGATCGCGGCCATCGCGAAAAACCTTCAAAAGCTTCCTCCCGCTCTTCAGAACCTGGCGAAAGGGCAGCTTGGGCTCGATGAGCTCATGCACTTGCTCGAGCAGGGCCCGGACGAAATGCGGCGGCTCGGAGTTGAGGCGGAAGCGCTCGGGCTGGTCTGGAGTAGCGACACGGTGAAAAGCGGGCGCCAGCTCGAAGGGCAGCTTTTCCAGCTTCGTGCGATGCAGACAGGATTGACGCGAGAACTTCAGGCGGGACTTGTCCCGATCGCCCTCCGGGTGGTTGGCGTCTTCAAGGCATGGGCTCCGGTGATCCTGGATTTGGCCGAGAAGGTCCTGGCCTCGTTCGGTGTTTCGACGGGCGATGTTGCGGTGGCACAGAAGGACCTCAAGAAGCGGCTCGAGGAGGCTCAGGATGCAGCCAAGAAGTTCGGCGAGAAGCTCGATGACGTGGCGGCGGTCGTGGCGGGGGTGATCTCCGCGCTCAAGATCCTGCTCGAGGCGCTTCTCATCCGGGCGGTGATTTCACGGGCGATCGCGTCGCTGGCACTGCTCAATGGAGCGTTGCTCGGGACCACGGCGAAGATGATCGCGATGAACGTCGCCTCGGGGGCTGTGACTGCGGGCATCGGGTTGATTCTGGTCGAGTTGCAGGGACTTTACGGCTTTATAAACGATAAGCCGAACATCTGGAGTGATATGCTCGAGGATCCCGAAAATCTCGGCGGCAAATACCTCAAGTGGCTGGCGGACGTCCAGCAGGGGCTCGTGGACCTGTGGGACAAGTTCACGAAGGCCGCGAATGCGGCGGCGGGGTTTCTTGGGATGGTCAAGCCGTTCCAGGGCGATGACGAGGAAAAATTTTGGGAAATTGAGCGAAATTTGCGTGACGAAACCCTGACTCCCCAGCGGCGACGACAACTTGAGGGGCAGCGTGGGGTGCTGCTCGAACAAATCGAGGCGGAATCACAGGGGGCCATTGTGCCCGAACTGGAGTATGCGCGCGCGGAAGCGGCCCAGGGGTACCGACCGGGGGGACAAAACATCCGGATCGGCGACGTCAATCAGACCGTGACGGTGAACGGGGCACAGTCGCCGGGGGCTACAGCTCAGGAGATCATGGCCGCGCAAAAAGCGGCGCAAGACCAGCAGAACCGGGAGGCGGCGGCCAAAATGGCGCCGGTGTATCGGCAATGACGGCAACACTGATCCTGGTGCCTGCCGTCGGGCAGGCTTACAGCTTTGAGGAGCCTGACAACCGAATCACGCAGATCGCGCGGGCTCGGTCGTGGCTGATCCCTGAGTTCCCGGTTGCGGGCGAAACTGCGCGGGCTGACGATATCATCCGGATGCCGCTCGGGCTCACGATCGAGGGGGACGTGTCGGCGGACGAGGCCCTCGCTGGGGGCATGGAAAAGCTCGAGGCGTTGGGGGGTCAAATTTTGACCGTCCAGATTCGCACGGATCGCCTTCCGGAAGGTGTCCCAGATGTGCTGCCGCTGATGGCAATGAAACAACTCAACGACACGCGGAGTATCTCGAGCGGGCCGGGCGCGAAGTGGACGATGCAACTGCAGAAGGTCTTGGTGTCGGCGGCAACGACGGTGTTTGTCACGCCGGTGCCGGGTCGCTCGAAAGTGGCAGGCGCGTCTGAGGCGGGGAAGGTCCCGACGGTGATACCGGAAGCGCAGACATCGGCGAATGTGCCGCAAACGGACGGGCAACGGGTCGTGGCTGGCGTGAAGGCGCTCGGCCGATTGACCGGGGGATGACGTGGCACAGGTAGAGATCCAGATTGCCGATCCAAAGAAAGACTACCAGATACTCGAGGTGGACATGGGCGGGGCGTCGTACCGGCTCACGCTCCACCAGACCGCAGGGCCGCACACGGTCAGGTCGGGCTACTACCTAGATCTGCGGACGGTGTCGGGGGTTGATGTGGCGCTGAATCGGCGGGTAAAGCTGGGCGATCTACTTCAGGACCTTCGCGGGCTGCCGAATGTTCCGAATGTGCGCTTGTTGGTGGTCGATACCAGCGGGCAAAATGCCGAGCCGGTGCGGTTGGATCTCGGGGATCGTGTCCGGTTGGTCGTGGATGACGAGGTGTGAGTTGGGTGTCTCGGCACAAATCAGGCCGAACTGGGGGCGAGCGTGGAAGTTGCGATTTCTCCACGACGGGCTTGCGCTCGAGTTCAGCTCTGCCGAGGTCAACCCGCTTAAGCTCGAGTGGAATTATGCGCAAGGCATGGCCTTCGACCCTGCGACGTTCGAAGCGACGCTCTATGGGATCGGGCAGGAAGATCGCGCGAAGGCGGCCCGGAAAGGCGCAATCGTTGAGCTCTTCGCGGGCTACGAATCAACCGGGATGCCGCTCCACTATCGCGGGTCGATCTACTGGTCGATGCCGGTGGTCGCCGGGGCGGATTGGGGCGTGAAGGTGTACTCGGCCGGCGGGTGCTCATCCCGGGCGGTGATCAACGTGGCGGCGGGAACCTCTCACGATGCGGTGCTGACCGCGATTCTCGAGGCGTACAGTCAAACGACCGGCCTCGAGATCAAGCGCGGCGCGATCGAAGCGCCCTCCGGAAGTGTGCCGCAGCGGCGGGTGTTGCGTGGCTCGATTGACGACCTTTTACGGGCGTGGGCGCTCGAGCACGGGCTCGAGGTTGACGTCGTCAACGGAACGGCGCAAGCTGTCGCAGTGGGGGGCGACACGGGTGAAATGTACGTGCTTGTCTCGCCGGACACGGGGATCGAGGGCGGTCCTGAACAAATCATGGCCGGGTTTGGTGGAATGATCTTCACTCCGCGCGGGGTCCGGTTTCAGTGCCGGTTGAACCCGAATATCCGGATCGGTCGCAAGGTGAAGGTGCAACACAGGCTGATCCCGGGTGGGAGTGGGTTTTACACTGTCCGGCGGGTGACGAGTCAGGGTGACACGCGCGGGCAGGCGTGGACGATGGGGATCGAGGCTACCGGGCCGGTGAGAGGGTAAGATGCCGGAAAGCTCGTTGAAACAGACTCCAAAGCTCGACACGTTGATCCGGCAGGGGATCGACCAGCGGCTTATCCTGGCCAATGGCGGGTTCTTGGCGCGGATCACGGCATGGAGTTCGAGCACGGGGCGCGCGACTGTCGATGCGCATTTTCAGCTTCAGCCGGCGGGTTCGGAAGATGAGCCGGACCCGGATCCGGAGACTGTGACGATTGAGGACGTGCCGATTCTGTTTCTGGCGGTGAACGGGTGGACGATTCGCGCGGCATCGGCGGTGGGCGATCTGGTCTGGTGCTCGGGCTCGAGCCGGTCGCTCGAGGAAATTGAGGCCTGGAAGTCGGGCGGCGCGGCGTATGTCCCGGCCTCGCCTCGGGTGATGAGCCTGGATGACGTTGTCGCCTTCCCGGTTTCGTGGGGCTCGGGCTCGACGGCGAACCTCGTGATCGAGGGGCATGGCGCGTCAATTGAACTGACAGCGGGGGGCAAGATCAGGCTCAATGGTGGCGGGCCGGCTTCGGCACGCGACGGCGACAGTGTGGAGATGGGGACGTTGGTTTTTTCTGCGCCGGCAACGATCGCGGGGACGTATACGCCTCCCGGTGGGGTGCCGCTGCCGTTCGTGGTAGGGGTAATGATCCCGCTTTCGGGGCGGATTAACTCAGGATCGGCGTCCGTGGAGGTGGGGTGAAAACGATAGGCATCAGCGTGGACGGGTTGACACTGCCTCTGGTGGGCGGGTCGCTGTTTGTCTCCGGGCTCGAGGCGGGGGCGGTGATCGTGCGCTCGAGGCTTCGGCTGCTGAAGGGCGAATGCGCAGAGGACCCGGGCCTCGGGCTGAACTTCCGCGAAACCGATCCAGCGCTGATGTCGGCGGGGGCGAAGTCGGTGATCGCGATGACGACGAACGGGAAGGGGGATCCGCTCGTAAAGTCGATGACGGTTGCCTCGAGCCAGGATGGGGCGCAGTTGCGGCTCGATGTGGTCATTGACATCGATGAGGATGCGGCGGGCCTTATGACAGTCGACGTTGAGGATCCTGAGTGGGGATCAACGACGTGGGCGGGGAGTATGTGGATATGAGTTCGACTTACACACCCTCCGGATCGGCTGCTCGCACGTCCACGTTTACCCTGCCCGGGGACCGGGAGTCGAACGCGGCCGAGACGATCAACGGTGTGCTCCGGAAGCTGGCGGACAATGAAGCGGGCACGTACACGGCAGGGAGCGCGGCGGCGATAGCCCTGGCGGCGGATATCGCGGCGCTCGCGGCTTCGACGGGGGTAAGCGTTGCGGCGCTGACTGCGGCGATAGCTGCGCTTGTGCCACCTGGTACGCTCAACGGACAGTCCCTGGCGGGTGCGCTGACACTCCAGGGCACGGCGGATCAGATCGCGGTGTCGACGGTGGGGCCGGTGCTTACGGCACGGCTGGCGACGATCCAGCCGGCTGGGAACTATGTCATGCACAGCGACGGGGCCGGGGGGGTCTCCTGGAGCCCTTTTGAGCCTGGCGGGGGGTTAGTTTCCCTCGCCGACATGTGGACGGTTTTTTTCTCGAATTTCGTCGAGCTGTTTTCGTCGATCGAGGCCATCACGGGGCCGGTGATAACAGCATTTTGAGGTGATTGTGGGCGCTACAACTCTCCACTACGGGACTCCGATCGTCGGCATTGTCGGCGGGGCGGGGACGTTCCTCGACTTTATGGACGCCCTCCACACGGCTTGCGGCAGCCTGACGAAATGGACGATCGAGTCCACGGTCGGGGGCGCGGGGGCTCGAGAGGTGATCGAGCTGTCGGCGGACGGGGGGTCTCTGCCCGACCAGCGGATCGCCTTCGCGGGCAAAGCTGCCGGGGCGCCGCTAATGCAGGCACCGGATACGTTTCTCGCGAACGCGATTCATGTCGGGTGGACGCCGGTGCCTGGCTCTACGTTCGTCGGCGCGACGTGGGCGACGGCGACGCCGGCGTTGTGGGGCGCTTCTTTTACGATCCCGTTTTCGAGGTTCAGCGCGGCGGTCACGTTCGTCGAATTCGTCCTGACTGAAAGCGACGACGACATATGGCTCGTGATTAAGGGTTCGGTCCCTGGGTGGTACGGGGGCCGTGCTGGTGGGTGGCTCAGGACGCCGATCCTGTCGGAGGGGGAGGGTGCGACCTACGTGCTCGGCGGGTACCAGACCTCTGGTTCGACGGCGATATCCTCCACGTGGAGCACGGCCAGCAACTCCTGGATGAATCATGGGACCACGAGCGGGCTGCCACACTCCTACGTGCTCCAACCTGGGACGGCGACTGTGTGGCCCGTCACGAGGTCTGTGATTGTACCCGCAGCTGGGGCGGGGAAGATCTACGACACGACGGCTGGGGGCAATAGGTTGTATCGACCGATATTTTACCAGCACTCGACGACCTTCGCGCCGATCGGGGAGGCTCGCGAGACCGTGGAGGTTTCTGGGCAGTATCGGACCTACGCGGGGACGATCGCGACTCCGCAAAAGTATATCGTGATGGCTCCTTCGACCGTCGCAAATGTGGATGGCGTCGGGCTTTTGGTATGACGAGGTGATTTGTGGGCGTAACAGCTCAGGGCTACAGCTACACGGATTTGCCGACGAAGCTGGCTGCGCTTCGACAGAAGCTCTTGCCGCCCGGGCTCACCTTTGCGCCGGGGACGCCGGAATCAGAGCTTACCTACCGGCTGGCGGAAGCGATTGACGACCAGGCGCTCGAGGTGCGCGATCTGGCTGCACTCCTGGCTCCGTCACAACGGGTTGGAATCTGGCTCGACGACGCGGCGGCGATGGTCGGTATTGCGAGGGGGACGGGCACACGCTCGAGCGTGGTACTGACCGTGACGGGAGCTCCGAGCACCTTTGTGCTGGCCGGGGCGATCGTCGTGACGAATGCGGACGGGATCGCCTTTACCTCGCAGAACGACGTCACGCTTTCTCTGGGGGGCGCGGGCTTCGTGACGGCGACGGCTGCGCAGGTCGGTCCGATTTCGGCGCCAGCAACAACTCTGCTCAAGACGACCGGGCTGCCAGCCGGAGTGACGCAGGTCACGAACGCAAGCGATGCTGTCCTGGGGCTGGCGGCGGACACGGACTCGAGCCTGTGGACCGCAATGAGGGACCGGATAGCCTACGCGGGAGCAACGACCTATGACGCGCTCTGGCTGGCGCTGTACGGGTCCGGATCGCTGGCGGGCTGCTCGGACGTGCGGATCTTCTGGAACGATACCGGGGTGGCCGATGTGGACGGGAGGCCGGCCGGGTCGATCGAGGTCGTGACAATCGGGGGCAACGCGGACGTGATCGCTCAGGCGATCTGGGCGCATAGCTGTGGACTCGAGCGGGTCTCGAACGGGCAGACGGCGACCACGACAGTTACTGACGCGGCGGGTGAAACTCATGATATAATCCACTCGTATGCCTCAGAGGTCGTGATCTCCATCAATATCACCGTCTTGACCGGCTCCGGCTGGCCGAAAACGGCGGCGGTGGGGATCGCGGCGGTCAAAGCGGCCATCGTGGCGTACTTTCTCACGCTCCGGATCGGCGGGGTGATTCGCGACCTCTACGTCAAGCGGGAGGTCGCGGAAGTCGCGGGCGTGGTCGGCGTAACGGTGCTCACGATAGACGCAGACGGGGCCGGGTTCGTCCCGGGTGACTACACTCCGCGGTCGTGGCAGATCTGCCGGGTGATAGCCTCGAGGATCAACGTGACGGTGACTTGACGGGGGTTGGCGGTGATGATGGATACTCTGAGGATGTGCGCCTTCGGGGATGAGCTCAACGGGCTCCTGGCTGAGTTGCGGGCATTGCCTCCCGAGGCGGTGCTGAGCGACTCGGGGCGGCTGGTGCTGCTCGAGTGCCTGGCCATCGTCGAAGAGATAGCCGATGCCGTTCGCGCGCTGTCTCTGGCGGGTGTCCTGCCTGGTTGGGTTGGGCGAATCCTGGCGCCGCTCTTGGGGCTGGTGGCGGCGGCAATCCGGGAGAGGGTCGAAGATGGCGTTGGAAATTAAGGTCGCCAGCTATACCGCCTCCGTTCGTCGCTGGCTGGCGCGAACGGACCACTACTTGAAGAATGCCCCCCCCGGCTGTTTTTTTTGCCGTCGCGGTGTTGGATGGGTGGCAGTTGCGCGGTCTTTGCCTGGCGGGTCGACCGGTGGCTCGAATGCTGGCACAGGATGGCTCTGTCGGAGAGGTGACCAGGATGTTTCTCGAGCCGGGACTTCCGCACGGCACGGCAAGCGCGGTGCTTCGATTCGCAGCCGACGAGGCACGGCGGCGCGGAATGGAACGGATGATCGCCTATCACGACAGAACCCGGCACACCGGGTGCATTTACCGGAAGGCGGGCTTTCGGAAGGATGGTTTGGCCGGTCCGAAAGGCGGATCGTGGGGAACCCGTGAAGGGCGTGCGGAAACGCAGAACACGCCTAAAAGGCGATGGGTGTTGGACTTGATGGCGTTGAGGGATGTGTTGTAATGGCCTATGAAACCGACATCGACGCTCGAGCAATGGGGCTGCTGCCCTGGCAGTATCGGCAGGTGGCCGATCTGGCGTTGCTGTTCGTCGGGTGCTGGGCTCCGGAGTTGCAGGCGCTCGAAGACGATATCGATGCGTTGAAGTCGACGCAATGGCTTTGGACCACTGCAACCGGAGTGTGGCTCGACGCCTGGGGCGAGCTGGCGCAACTGCCGAGGCCGGACGGGCCGGCGTATGAGGATGACGATGTCTACCGGCGGGCGATTGCGGCGCGATGGGCGTCTCGTCGTTCGTTGGGGGATGCGAATTCCCTGATCAAGATCGGCGCGGCGCTGTTGGGTCTGGCGCCTGCCTCGAGCGGCATCCACGTCGGGGAGTGGGGCGCGTGGACGCTCTATCTCGATATGCCATCGACTCCGCAGGCGGAAGAGCGGGCGGTCATGGGCGAGGTGTTCGGCGGCGGGGCGCGGCTGGGGATCTCGCTCGTCGTGACGGTGCCGATCCTGGGGTCGGGGATGTTCGGCCAGCAGGTCACGCTGGCCCTTCGAGAGGCGGCGGCGCATGCCAGGCACGATGACGTATTTGAGATCGTGCCCGAGTGGCTTTTCATGGATCGACTTCGGGCCGGGCACTATACGGCCAACACGTTTGGAATCTGAAGGGAGCGACGATGCCGAAAAGTGTCAACATCCAAGAGGTCGCAGAGCTCAGCGCGGCCATCAACACCACGTGGCGCGAACAGGCGCAAGTCCTGACGGCGACGACCACAACTCCGCCTACAGCTGGCCGGCGGGTGACTGTCGTATTTCCGGTGCTGCCTGGCGTCGGGAATAGCATCAGTGTCGGGATCGATGGCTCCACGGTCACATGGACTTACGACGGTACGTTCAACGGCATCACTGACTTGATCCGGGCGCTGGCGGGCGTCTATGCCTGCGTCGTGCGGGCGGCGGCGACTTATGAAAGTTGGCGCTGCCAGGATCCCACGGGCACGATTCCAACTGCGGACCAGACCGGGGCGGGGTTCGAGATCGTCTTCGAGGAGGGGGCGGCGTCCATCGTCACGCTGGCGGTGGGCTCCATCCCGGCGGGCACAGTCCTGGCTGACACGACCGAGGGGATCTCCGTCGCTTCGGCGCTCCGGGCGCTTGTCCACCTTCCGGTCGCAGATACGCAGGCAGAGATCGAGGTCAATACCGATCAGATCTTGCTGCGGGCCACTGGCGCCTACAGGGGGACGGCGGGTAACGCGCTTGATTTCGAGGTCGTCGTTGCGGGCGCGCTGACTCCGCTCTCGATCGTGGTCGTGGGCACGACGATCACGATCAACTCGGAAACGGACGCGGGCGTCAACCCGGTCTCGACTGTCGAGGAGGTCCTGCTGGCCCTCCAGAGGTCGGAAGACGTGCTCTCGCTTTGTGATGTTGAACAGGGTTCGGCTTATGTCGCGGTCCAGATTATCGCGGCTGAAATCATTACGAACCTCGCGGCAGGGGCGAACGGGTCAATCAACGGTGACCTATGGGCCATGCTCGACGACGCGGACGGGGGCGGGGACGGCAACCACTGGGTCCTCGTGACGCCAACGGCTATCAGCGGGGCACTGGCAGAGGATACTGTGGAGCGGGTCGATTGCTCTGAGTACGCTTACCTCTATTGGCAGTCGACGGCGGTCACTGGGACGTATACGCCTCGAATCGGGCTCTGCGGAGGTGCGGTATGAGTTTCCCCTGGCCGGGCCTTCCTGCGGGTTGGGCGAATCAAAGTGTAGTCGGCGACGGGTCGATCCAGGCACTGTCGACGGCCGATCGAAACCGGGGCTTTCGGATCGATGGCGTGGCGACGCTCCCAAAGGTCAACGCGATCGTCCGCGAGCTCGCCAACCAGCTCGGGTTCCTCTTCCAGGGCTACGGCTCTGGGGGCGATTCTGCCGGGGCGATCATACACTGGCCAACACTCGGCGAAATGATCGATAACACCCCGGTGGGGCGGGTGGCCTCGTGCGCGGAGTTCACCGGGCTTGCCGCGCCTTTCGCACGAACGTCGGGGGTTATCGATGCCACCTACGTCTGGACAGACGGAAGCACGGCGCTCTGGTTCGCCTACGACGATGGCGGGGCGGGAGCGAGCCAATACGGCTCGGTGAGACGGCAGACGATGGCACAAGTGGCCGGGGTCGATTGGGATGTGACCCTGCCCCTGCTGGAAACTGCCGTCTCCATAGTTGGGGTGAACGAGTATCTGTACGTCGCGATCGATTACACTGCGGCGTTGGCCCCTGGCGCCATCAGGAAAGTAAACAAGTTGACAGGTCAGACCGTCTCAAGCGTCATGACGGCGACGGCGGCGGCAGTAAGGAAAATCGTCAGTAATGGCAATATTCTGTGTGTAATTGCCTTCAGCGTGATCGAGGCGTACGATCTTGACCTCAACCTACTTTGGACATGGGATCGGGGATCGGCGATTGAGGACATCGCCATCACGGGTGACGCGGTTTATGCTGTTGGGGCTCAGGCTGTTGTGTTTGGGGTCCCAAACGTCAACATCAATCGGATCTCGATTGCGACCGGGCTGAAGACACACCAGAGTATAGATTTGGCTCAAGATCTGGAGCACGTCACCACGGATGGGCGGGTGGTCATTGCGACGGCGGACGTTGCAGGGGCTGACAATGTGATCACAGTGACATGCGGGGCACTTCAGACCGTGGAGATGAGACAGGTTGGCACGGTTTGGCAGCCTCGCAACATTCTAATTGATCACGGATACATCTATTTGGCGATTTTTGATGCCGGGTTGGCGGGGACACTGTTCCAGATTTTCAGTAGATCTTGGATTCCGGTAGGACAGGTTCTGATTCTGGGACTGGGTCAGTTCGATACGGACGGCATGTCACTATATTTTCCCGGGTCGGTGCTGTCCGGGTGGAAAAATAGCCGGTTTGACCTTGGCTTTCCCGCTCGCCTTTTCCGCCGGAACGACCCGGAGGTTTCGATTTTCGGACTCTGGAACAAACTTGTAGTGCCGCTGTAAGGGCGGTAGGAGGATCTCATGCACAATCGGATCACAGATGCCGCCGTTTCGACGCGCGGACTCCCTTGCAGTTCCAACGGGCTCGCCTCCGGGCATGTCCAGCCGATCGCGGCGCTCACAGTGGCGGCGATGTCGGGCTTCGATGGCCTCGCCCTCAATACAGCGGCCTCGGGACGGGCGGTCACGCTGACCGATCGGCTGAACGAGGAATACTACCAGTCAGGGCTGACTGAGGGGGCAGAGTATTTTGTCGGGCTCACTGGGCCGGTACTTCTCTCCAGCTTTGCTTACGGCGAGGCGTCCCGATCGCTCGGGAAGGTCCTCGGGGGCAAACTCCAGATCGACGTGGGCGATGTGTTCGTTTACGGCGAGACTTCGGGTGACCCAGAGATGGGCGCGCTGTCGACCCTGACGACGACGGCGAAGACAACGGCAGTGGCCGCGATCAACGAAATCAACGCGCTGGCGGGTGCGGCGATCCCGAAGAGCGTCCTGGCGGGTGCGGACTACATCGTGACCAGCTCTGGCGCGTCAACGCCTACCGGGGTAGAGGTGCACGAGGCGACGCTTGTCGGGCGCAAGACTGGCGGGCACGTCGACGATTTGAACGCGGCGGACTCCGAGGCCATCATCCGAGCGGCGCTGGCGGTATCGACCGGAGCGGTGGGTGTGAATTCGCAGAAGGTCTCGAGTCTCGGGGCGGGGTCCGTGGGAACGGACGCGGCGCGGCTGCAAGACCTGTGGGATCGCGGGCTGCTCCGGTCGGCGCGAGTGGCGAGCACGGCCGATATCCCGGATCCGTTGCTGGCGGCGCCTGACCAGCTTGACGGGGTGAATCCTCTTGTGGTCGGCGATCTGGTCTGGCTCTGGCAGCAGGCTGCGCCTGAGACCAACGGGCTTTACCGGGTCGACGTCCTCGGGACTGGCGCCAACGGGCAATGGTCGCGAGTGGTGGATGCGGACGCGGGCTCGGAACTTCGGAGCGGCGCGCTGGTGTATGTCCGGGCTGGAACGTTGCACGGACTGAGCTATTTTGGCATTACGACACTTGACCCGATCACGGTAGGCGTGACCGGGCTCACGATTGTGAAACTGCCGAGCCTGGCGGATCTCGCGAGTACTGTAGCAGGCAAGGGCGCGGCGCTGGTTGGTTCGAATGACGCGGGCGGCGTGTACACGGCAACGACGGTCGAGGGGCAGCTGCAGGAGCTTCGGACGGGGCTCATTGTCGACGCCAACCTCGATGCGGGCGCGGGCGTCGGAGAGGTGGCAGGGTTCGCAGCTCACGCGGGCGATGGGGCCGTGGCACTTCGGCATCTCAGGCTCACGTTGGATGGGCCGAACAACCGGGCTGAGTTGTCTCGGCAGAACGCGGCGGCCGAGGCTGGGTTCGTGCTCCACGTCGGAAAGTCGGGGGATGTGACGCCGAGTCAAGATTTCGGGATCACGCTGAACCCGGTGAGCGACGGGGGAGTTGCGAATCCCATGGCGATCCTGGCGCGCGGTCAGGAGGACGATATCCAGATCTCTGGGCCGGCGCTGATCGACGTGGGCGGCGCTCGGGTCGGAAATGCGGGGGCGGCGACGGTAGAGACGGATCTGGTCACGTTGGGCCAGATTCGGGCCGATATCCCGGTCAAGGGTGCCTGTCGGGTGGCTACTACGGCGGACATTGCCGACCTTGCGGCGGGCGCTCCTGATCAGCTTGACGGCGTCAACCCGCTTGTGGTGGGAGATCGCATCCTGGTGCCAGCGCAGACGGCCCCGGCACAGAACGGCATCTATGTGGTCGATGTCGTGGGGACAGGTGTCAACGGGCAGTGGTCGCGGGCGGTGGACTTCGACGAGACGGAGGAGGTTGACCTCGGGACGCGGGTCTGGGTTTCGCTGGGGACGCTCTACAACCAGACCGGCTGGTACGTGGCCACGGCGGGCGCAATCGGGGTTGACCCGATCACCTTCGCGCGGTCGCAGGTCGCTACGGACTTCACCGCTGCGGATCAGATCCAGGTGTCGACGGCGGCAGATAGCTACGCATCCTTGACCGTGGCGGAAGGCGAGCTTGTGGGGCGGCAGGTGGGGCAGCATGTGGACGGACTGTCCGGTGCAACGCTCGAGGCCATCATCCGGGCAGGGATCGCGGCGCTGGCCGGGTCGCTGGCGGTGAACTCGCAGAAGGTCACGGGTCTTGCCCTTTCGACGGCCTCGGGCGAGGCGGTTTCTTACCTTCAGCTCGAGCAAGTGCTGAACGGTGTCATTCCGAACGCGATCCTCGACTTGCCGAATGCGGTCGTGGACGGAGACTATTTCGAGGTCGGTGCGGACCTCTACGAATGGGACAACGGCGGCGGCACCTTGCAGCCGGGGGCGATCACGGTCCTTTTGGGCGGCGGCATCGCCGATGCGCGGGCGAACGCGATCGTTGCGGTCAACACTCTCGGGACCGAGAACGTACTGGCGACGGCGACGGCGACGGGGCTGATGATCCAACCGGCGACGGCTCCGGGTGGGACGGTCGTTGCGGCGAACCCGTCGATTGTGCTGGCAGAGACGATCGCAGACGCTGCGGATGTCTGGCTGTGCGGCGCGGTGAACGTGAACACGCTTGGGGGCGAGGCGTATGCGCTCAAGAAGCGATGCCGGGCAACGATCGCGATCACAGCGGCGATGGTGGCGGGGGCATTTTATCGGCTGTTCGATGCGCCCTTCACTCCGGCGCGGATCTCTGGCATCCTCGTGAAGACGGCGGCGGGGGCGGTTCGGTACGATGTGACGGATCAGTTTACTCTCGTAGGAAGTTCGTTCTTGTGGACCTCAGCGGGGGCGGTTCATCTGACGAACACGGACGTGCTTGAGGTCGACGTGAGTGAGTAGCCGCTACTAGGCGATATCCTCCCTCACCCGTGCCCATTCGGGCCATTTTGCCGGGTCGTGGCTGACCCGTCCGTTGATGTCGAGCTGCTTGACGAAGATTCAAATCAAATTGTGATGCCCGCTTGCGAGTCGTCGGGCGCTTCGGTCAGGAGGATTACTTGGCCGTTGTAGCGGGCCAGATCCATCCTGACAACCCCCTGGGCGGTGCTGTCGAGGGCTCCCCAGAACGTCGGGGAGAGGACCAGGAAGACGGTCTCGTCACCTTCCGGGGTCAGATGTTCCGCCGAGACCAGGGCGGAGATCGCGTGATAGACGCGCTCGCCGAAGCTCAATCCCGCGAAAGGCACCCAACCTGTGCCTGTGTTGGCTACGACTTCGCCCTCTGCGTCGAGAGAGAGCGTCTCGAGGTTGGCGGCGCGGATCATATCGGCGATCTTGGCGGCGATACCGGTTGCGGTGCAACGGTAGGCGCCAGCTTGCGCGGCGGCGGTCTCGAGGCGGGTGGTCTGGATCGTGTGCTCGGTCTCCAGCTCGAGCCATCTGGCGTGATCCACTGCGGTCTTGAGCTCCGCCTCAAGCTTGGTGACTGCCTCCCAGGAGGCGGCGACTTCGGCCTCGGTGGCCCCCGTGATCGGGGCTGCGAGTTGGACCTGAGTCTGGCGATAGATCGCCGTCGCGCGCTCTGTCGCGGTCACGGCTGCGCCGAGGCGGGTGGTGAGCATTCCCGTTTCACGCCAGCCGGCATCGGTCACGGCGATCGGCGCGTCGGTTTGGAGTCGGGTCCGGAGGATCTCGAGGGGCTCGAGCAGTGCTTGCCAGGTTGGGGCGGGGAGGTCCGCCCGGAGTTTTGCGCGGGCTTGTTCCTGCTCGAGGCGAGCTTTGTGGCTGGCCTCGAGCTTATACTGCTCCCGGCGGGCGAGGTCGAGGGCAACGTTTACGGCTTCCGCCTGCCGGGGTGGGGGTTGTTTGGCTTCGGTTGGGATGGCGCTGCTGGCTCGGCGAAGTAGCGTTATTTGGCCGTCGGCGCGGTCGCGGTCGGCCTCGTGCTTGCGGGCTTCCGCCTCGAGCCGGCGCTTCAACTCCCCGACTACGGACATAAAGTCGGACGGGTCTTTCCACTCGGCGGCGGGGACCGGGGTGGAGCCGACTAGGCTCGAGATCGTTTCTGGCGTCGGGGTGAGAAATGCCAGCTTTGCGAGGGCTGCAACGCGATCCTTGCGGGCGGGGCTGCCCTTGCTCACGTCGTCATCGGGCGGGCCGATGAGGTCGGACAAAAGCCGGCCTTCATTCGCGGCGAGGCGGGCGGGGATCTTGCCGGTTGGGCTGAATTTCGCCGCGAAGGTCAGGCTGATTTTCTGGCCCCGGTGGGTCAGGCTGGCGGTTGCCTTGTCCACTCCCCGGGCCTTTTCCGGGGTTGTGGTCGTGTCGCCGAGCAGGCGGCGCATCACGCGCTGGATGGTCGATTTGCCGGCGCCATTCCGGCCGCGAAGGACGATCACGTTGTCCTCGGGCAGGGTTTCGTCAAAGTGCTCGAGGTTTCGAAAGCCGTCGATTTTGAGTTGCATTTGTTACTCCATCCGTAGCCATCCGGAGCCTACCCGGGTTAAGGCTGGGACCCCGCAGAACCGCTGCAGGGTGGCTAAATTGCCCATCCCGCTGCACAGTCACGCCATCCGGGACGATTGATGTCGAGCCACATTGCTGCGATGTTTCGGGCAGCATCTGCGATGTCCCATGACTCGCGCCCTGTTGTATCAATGGGTTCAGACCGAAATATCACCGCCGAGCAGTCCTTGGCGATCCCGACGTTGCACGGATCGCAGCCATAATTCGCCTCCGCAGAGAAACGGTACTTCGCCTGCATAAAGGCACTTCGATCGTAAAACGCAGCCTTGTAAAAGATGGACACACGCTCCCGGCCCTCTTGATCGACAACCTTCGACCACATAGCGTGGTTGGTGTACTCCATCTTCCACCCGGCAGGGAGCACGGCTGAACGAAACATCGGATCGTCGGGGTTTGGTTGACCCAACTCGAAACCCCACGCTCGCAAAATCGCATCATCCGTGCAGTCCGTCGGCAAATCGCACGACGCCACGAGTTCCCTTTGGCCGCGTGCCTCTTGCGCCAGAATTGCAGCAGAGCCAAGGGCAAAGGCCTCAATGCTGCTTTGTGTCGCCTCGTTATCACCGGTCTTTGTTGTGGACATAAAGCCTCCTTCCCGCCGCCCCGGGTCTTGTTGTGGGCGGAACGTTTTGGTGACGCTAACGAAATGGTGCTCCCTTTTTCGGTACGGAGCAAACCGGCCACGCTCCCGGGCTTTCTGTCCGTTCGTTGCGCGGCTGCCGGGTTTAGACGGCGTGCGTGTCAAGCCCTCCATGGTGAGTCGATAAAAATGGACTATCCGCATCGCCTCGAGCGGGCCTTCCACCCGCTCGAGACTGTCTCCGGTCAGTCCTGGAAGTCGATTGCGTTGGCCTACTTACCTCGGGCTGTCTTGAGCGCGGTCATGATGGCGCGCTTTTCTTCGGCGCTCATTCCGCGCAAGTTGTGCTGGAAGTCCAGCTCGGCGCGGCTGACCGCGGCGGTGTCGGAACCGGCGTCGGCGATGGCGGCCAGGATTTTCTCGGCGGGCGTCTTCGGCTTCGCCGGCTCGGGTTTCACGGGCTCGGCTGCCGCCGATGGGGCCTCGAAGGGGATATCGTCGTCTTCGTCGGCGACAACGGGCGCGGGCGCGGGCTGCTTGAGGCCGAGGGACTCGAGTAGCAAGGGTTGGTGGTCCACAAGCGCGATGTGCGGCGCCCATCCGGCGGCGTAGCGCTCGCGAGTGGCGGCGTATTTGGCCTCGGGTAAGCGCTGAAGCGCTGCCAGGGTACCTGTCAGCAGGGCCACGGCCGCTTCCCGGTCTTGCGCTTCGGCGCACTCGCGGAGCAGTGTCGGGATCTGGGCCGGCTTCGTGGTGCTGCAGCGCTCGAGGAGCGATGGCGGGCCGGGCTCGGACTCGGGAGTAGGTCCGGGGGCGGGCTCGGGGGCCGAAGTTAGGCCGATTGCCTGCTCGAGGCGGGATTGGGAGGCTTCGGCGCGGGCGAGAATGGATTCGGTTACGGGCGTATCGTCGACGTCGTTCATGTCGGCGATTTCCTCGGGAGTGTATACACCATTTACCAGGCCAGGGAGGATCATGCGAACCACTCCCGACGTGAGGCGGGCGCGAAGCATGGCCGGGGCATTCTCGCGGTAGTTTTTCTTCAGCACCTGGCGACTATCCTTCCATGTGCAGGCAACGCCGCGTTTCTCGAGGCTTTCCAGGGTGATCTCCTCGATCGTCTCCACTGGGTGATGGATCGGGTGCCAGACCTTGACGGCGGCACGTATGCCGTCGTCTACGTGAGTCTGCCACTTGATCCGGCCTCCGGCAAGCTGGAAGCGAGCTTGCATGGCAGCGGCACGCATAGCGGGCCGAGGGTTGCCGTCCTGGTCGGGAATTAGATCGAACTGCATGATCGCGTCAATCTCGTGGATTCCACGCGCCTGAGCGATGAGCATCAGGACTTCGATTTCTTCCGGTTTTTTCGCTTTCGCGATACCGGATCGGTGAACCTTCCCGGCCGCGATCTCAATTTGACCCATCGACCAATGGGCGCTCTGGTCGAGAATTTCATCTATGAGTGTTTTTGGCCTCATGGCGGCCTCAACGGTGTTGATGGTCTTTTCGTTCTGGGTTTCCATTTTTCTCCCTTGCTGCCCGCTTCAAAGCGGCGCGGCGGTGCTGGTTGTAGGTTTTGACGGCGTACCGGATGTGGCGGTTGCCGTACTGGTCTGCTTTCAATGTTGCGATTACGTCGGCATCTGGTGCCGGGGCAATCGCCTCGTGGTCTGTGGTCTCGAGGAGAATCGCGGTGCGAAGCTCCTTCCGACGAGCCTCGATTATGGAGCTCGGCATCCACCCGCTCGGCAGGTGCGCGCCCTGCTCGACGTCGGTGAGGAGTGCATGTTCGTCGACGAGGGCGATCAAAACCGGGCCAGGGTTTTCCAGGACCTTGTCCGGCGTCGGGCGGGGCCAGAGGAGGCAGATATCCTCGTAGGTGACCGGCGGGGCGCCGGGTACGGGCTTGCCCTCGAACCAAGGCAAGACGTAGCGCTCCATCCATTCGGTGCACGTGCGGACGATCGCGTCCTCGATGCGTGAGGATACCGGCACCTCGAGGCAGTCAGGAACTGGGACGGCTCGAGTAAGCCACTCGTCGCACTCATCGTTTTTCTGCCGAAAGGCTTCGATACGCAGGACGGCCCCAATCGCTGTCTCTGATAGCGTCCATTCGTCGGTGGGGAGGACGATCGACGCTGCGCGGCAGACGGCGAGGTTGAAGGCGAGTTGTGTACGCAGTTCGTCTTTCGCTACTTCCGCGTCAAGGCTCGAGGAGTAGCGTTTTGCGTCGACGAGCCACGCTGCTTTGCAGGTCTGGCAGAGGAAAAAAGCATCTGGGTGACACTCCAGAGGGGCGGACGGATGTTCGAGCCGGAGGCCGCCAGCGGGATCCGTCGCCGTGCGAGGGGCGGTGGCGGCGGCGTGGAACAGATCGATCCTGTGGCCATGGCGGCGCTGCCACACCATGCGGGCCATCTCGAGAATTGCGGGCTCGAGGATTTGGCCCTGAACCGCTGGGTGGGTTGGATCTGTTTCGTCAATCGGCTCCGGGGTGAAGGTCCCGAGTAGCCTCCGCTGCTCCTGGAGAGGCGTCCCGTAGCGGGCATCGCCTATGCCGAGGGCATATGCGGCGCGGGAGCCGGAAAGGCGGACTGGGTAGATCACAGCGAGACCTCTTTGAGCCACCGGATCGCGTCGGTCCAACGGGCGGCGCGGTCGGGGCCGGAAAACGTGTTGCGGCGGTCAGCTGCAGCGGCGGTCGTACTGTGGCGGCCGTCGCGGAATTCGCCGATCGGGCGGGTCCCGATGAACACTCGCCAGAGTTTCGGATCAGAGCTCAACTTCAGCATGTGCAAAGCCGGAATGGCTCGTTTTGGGGTCCTTGTCTGCATGGCGCCTCCGCGTTTGGGTTCTGTGGTCATTGTGAACGGGTAATATGCGGTAGTCAAGAAAAAAATGGTAATCAGTGGTAAATAGTTGCAATTGGCGTAAAAGTCAGATAGGTTGATTTTGGAGGGGTAACAAAAGGAGCGCAACGTGAAGTTCGAAATTCATTGCCTGCTCGGGGAGCAGGGCTACAAGATAGTTTCGGAATGGTCGGAGAAAACGGGGGTACCGCTGTCGGAAATGGTTCGGCGCGGACTGAAGGCGATCGGGGTGCCTCTGCCGGAAGTGCGGAAGCGCGGATATCCGCGCGGAAGTCGCAAGAAAACGACCGAGGTAGTAGATGCGCATGGAGAGTGATCGCCGGGAACGGACACGGAGATTGATCGAGGCTGCGCGGGCAGTCCCGATTGAGGGATTGCTCGAGCGTGCCGGGGTCACGCATCGTCGCGGAAGGGGGTGGCCCTGCCCCGTGTGTGGCATCGCGCGGGCAGACAACGGCTGCGGTATCGTGAGGAGTTCACCCGGACGGTGGCATTGTTTCCAGTGCGGGCAAGGGGGGACCGCGCTGGATCTGTGGCTACTGTGGAGTGGGCACAATCCGGAGAGGTTGGATCGGGCGGCGCTCGAGGCTGTCGAGGGTATGGTGGGGGATGTCGTGCCCTCGATTTCCAGCGTCGCGATACCTGCTGAGGATGTGCGGCTACTTACGCCTGCGCAGGTCTCGGCCTATTGGGGCCAGTACGCGCGGCGCTGGCCCCTTACCGTGCCGTGGCTCGAGTCACGGGGACTTTCCGCGCTTGGGGCCGAACTTGGGGCGTGTGACGATGCTGGGCTGATCCCGGCTGCGCGTGGAGATCTCCGGGTGGCTGTGCGTGATGGTGGGTCGGTGATTATGATGCCGCTGCGCTCGACGATACCCGAGATGTGCGGGCGTGTCTCGAACGTGGTGGTGAGAGGGGGACCGGTCAAGGCGCTCTGCCTCAACCGGGGCGCGGGAACGACCCGAGACGGTGGGTTGTGGCCGATGGTCTACGGGCATCCGGAGAGGGTCGCGGCGTCCGAGACAGTGATCGTTGTCGAGGGGGGCCCGGACTGGTTGACGGCACTTCATACGTGGGGCGGGCCTGGTGTCGAGGTCGTTGGGTCGTTTTGTGCCGATGATCTGTCAACTGTGTGGTCGCAGTGGCTGCGAGGTGTCCCGGGCCGGCTGGTGTTCGTACCGCATCTGGATGGGGTCCAGTGGCGATGCCTTGCCTGTCGGGGTGGGTGGCGAAAGCTGGCGCGCTTTGCGCTTCGCGAGGGCGGTTTGTGCCCGGACTGCGGCGGGGAAGTGGAGCGGCGGCGGGCGGGGATTGCGGCGATGCGGGCGTGTATGGAGCAGGTCGGGCGGGGCGAGTGGTTTCCGTGGCGGCGCGTGCTGGACGGGCTCGGGATTGGGCTCGGGGCCTTTCTGGCACGCGGCAGTACGGATCTGAATGACCTCGTGCGCCCTGACGTGTGGGGCGTTGAGGTGGGACGCCTCACAAAAACCTGGTGTCTTCCCGGACGGTGATCCCAACCAGGCGGGTTGACGGGCCTTTTTTGCCTTGGCCGGGGCGGTGCTCGCGGACCGTCCCGGTGATGCGGACCCACTGTTTCGGCTCGACCTTGGGCCGGTCAATCGGGAGCTGGCCGCAGATTGAACGCCAACCACCGTCGGCCGGGTGGCGGATCGCGGCGAAAAAGAAGGGGCTTTCGGCCTCGCTCAGCCAGTGCAGCTTGACCGGCACATTCTCCAGCTTTGCCCCGATCGGGGCAACAAAATCACCTTCCGGGTATTCGAGCGCGAAGTCTCGCCCTTTGGCGATGAGGCGGCGCTCTCCGCATTGCTTGCACGCGTTTTGGCTGGCCGGGTTCTTATCGAAACCGCAGTGCCTGCATTTCCAGCCATCGACCAGGATGCCGTCCTCGTCGTAGTCTTCCGGCTTTGCGCCGGGCGGGAGGCCCTTGACGAGCCGGTACGGGGGATAGTCCCGGGCTCGGCCGTGATGGCGGACGCATTCACCTTGATCGAGCACGATGCAATCGACCTGGTCCTCGTAGAGCCGAAAACCTCGGCCGATTGCCTGGAACCAAAGGGCTCGAGACTTCGTCGGGCGGCTGAAAAGGATCGCGGAAACGATCGGCTTGTCCAGGCCTTTGAGCGCGATCGCACAGTTGCAGAGCACCTCGAGTCGGCCGGTCTCGAGTGCGTCCATGGCCTCGCGGCGCTCAGCTTGCGGGCTTTCGCCGTGCACGACTGCGGAGCGGACGCCGGCGGCGCGGATCGCGCGTCTGGATGCCTACTTCGCCCTGCCGGCACGTCCAGCGGAGCTGGATGCCACGGCCGCCGTGCTGGGCGCGATGTACGACGACACACGTACGGCCGGCTACCTGGATCGGTTCCTCGCGGCGGACGGTCTCCGCTACGGCGGTCTGGTGGATCAGCTCGCCACGGAGCTGGAAGATGCACCGCCGCTGGCCCAGGCCATCAAGGCCATCAACGGCCCGGTGGGCCTATTGATCGGCCCCGAAGGCGGATTTGAAGATGCCGAGCTTGACGCCGTGTTAAAA